AAGAAAGAAACACTCAAGCGGGTATATTCTTGTATATCGACCAGACAACCACTTAGCAGATAAACACGGGTTTGTGCTGGAACATAGGCTTGTAGCTGAACAGAAATACGGAAGAAAACTGAGATCTTCGGACATTGTACATCACATTGACGGCAATAAGACAAACAACAATCCAGAAAATATCGTGGTTCTGAACCGATCAGAACATGCGAAATTGCATAATGGATTGAAAAAATGCAACAAACGGAGGAATACAAGTGCTTAACAAGATCGTTTTACAAGGAAGATTAACAGATAATTTGGAATTGCGACACACGCAGTCTAATACGGCTGTAGCAAGCGGTACGATTGCGGTACAACGCAGCAGAAAGGATAACAACGGAGAATATCAGAGCGACTTCTGTTCCGTTGTCCTGTGGGGTAAGCTGGCAGAGCACGCAAGCACATGGTTCCATAAGGGCGATATGTGCATCGTTTCCGGCCGTTTGGAAAGCCGTGACTGGCAGGACAAGAACGGCAATAAGCGCCGCTCGTGGGAGGTGCAGTGCGAAAGCATCGACTTCTGTGGCGGCAAGAGCGAGGGAAAGCCAAAGGAGAACAGCGATTTTGCGGATATGCCGGAGGAAGATTCGGACGTTCCGTTCTGAGGTGATGGGGAATGAACGGGCACATTAAGATGCACCGTGCGATTACGGAGTGGGGATGGTACAAAGACCTCCCCACCTGCAAACTGTGGCTGCATGTCCTGCTGAGAGCTAATTACAAGGATTGTGAGTGGCAGGGCATAGAGATTCCACGCGGTGCGTTTGCGACCAGTTACGCGGCACTCTCGGCGGAAAGCGGACTGTCTGTGCAACAGGTACGGACGGCGCTCGGTAAACTGAAAAAGACCGGCGAAATCACGGTGGAAACCAATCGGCACTATACAGTTATCACGGTCAGCAAGTACGACGAGTACCAGAGCACCGAACGCGACGAAGTGACGACACCGGCAAAATGTTCGCCGAAGCCTAAACCGAAGCCCAAAGTCCAAGAAGCCGATAAGAAACTCGACCTAACAGAACGATTCTCGGAGCCGGTATGTTCGGCGGTTCAAGATTGGATTAGATACAAGAAGGAGCGCAGGGATGCATACGAGCCAACTGGTCTCAGAAACCTTCTCACGATGATAGAGAACCGCGTAAAGCAGCACGGAGAACAGGCAGTAGCCGAGGTTATCCGGCTGAGTATGTCGCAAGGTTGGAAGGGTATCATTTGGGACAGAATCGGAGACAAGCCGAAGAAAACCAAAACGGATGCGCCGATGTTTAACGGTGCGCCCGCCGCCAGTGACTGGGAAAATGAGTGGGCGGCACGAGTGAAAGCCAGCAGAGGTGAAAGATGAAATTTGTAATCAAAGGCCCGCTGCCGGGACTGAATGAGCTGATCGAGGCGGAACGGCGAAACAGGTACTTAGGCGCACAGCTCAAGAAAAAGTGCGAAACCGTCGTGATGCACGCGGCACGGCAGCTCGGCAACGTGGAGTTTGAAGAGCCGGTGTACATGATTTATCGCTGGTACGAGAAAGACCGGCGGAGGGATAAGGATAATATTTGCGCGTTCGGGCGCAAGGTTATTCAGGATGCGCTTGTTAAGGCGCGGTATCTCAAGAATGACGGTTGGAAAAACATCGCGGGGTTTGAAGATCACTTTTATGTAGATTCAAAAAATCCGCGGGTGGAGATCGAGATTATTGGGAGGGACGAAGAATGAAGGAGCTGAAATGCGAGCTGTTCAACGACAATTTCCAGAATTACAAGCGGTACGGCATCCCGAAAGCGCAGCTTGTTATTGCGGATATTCCGTATAACATCGGCGCGGACGCTTACGGGAGCAACCCGATGTGGTATGTTGGCGGAGATAACAAGAACGGCGAGAGCAAGAAGGCAAAGAGCAGCTTCTTTCGGACTGACGGATATTTCAAGATTGCAGAGTATATGCACTTCTGCAACCGGCTGTTGAAGAAAGAACCAAAGGAACGCAACACTGCACCGGCGATGATCGTATTCTGCGCGTTCGACCAGATGCAGACGGTGATGGAGTATGGAAAGAGATATGGATTTAAGAATAGCTATCCGCTGTTTTTCACGAAGCCGTATTCCGCACAGGTGCTTAAAGCGAATATGCGGATTGTAGGCGCAACTGAGTTTGCGGTTGTACTGTACCGGGACAAGCTGCCGAAGTTCAACAACGGCAGACAGTATGACGAGAACGGCAAGGTTGTTCGCGGAAGCGGCAAGATGGTGTTTGACCATATCGACTGGGAACGCGATGGCAGAGAAGTGCCAAAGCTACACCCGACACAGAAGCCGGTGAAGCTGCTGAAAAAGCTGATTGAGATTTTCACAGACCCGGGCGATGTGGTGATTGACCCATGCGCCGGAAGCGGTTCGACACTCAGAGCGGCGCGGGAGCTGGGGCGCGATAGTTACGGATTTGAAATCTGCAAGGAGTTTTACCACGATGCGGTGGAAAAGATGCTGAAAGAGCCGGAAACGGTACAGATTGGATTGGAAGGTGTGGTGTGAATGGTTGACGAAGCAGTTTTGAACGCTGCACCGGAGAATGAGGTGCAGCAGGCATGAAAGTTCTAATTGCCTGCGAGGAATCGCAGATTGTATGAAAGGCGTTCCGGGCGGGAAGGAGAGTAAAAACATGAAACCTTTGTATATTCCGAAAGGAAAAGCCAAGGAATACGGCGATTACGCCGTCAATATCTACACCGGCTGTCCCCACAGGTGCTACTACTGTTTCGCACCGAATGTGCTGCACCGGGATCGTGAGACCTTTCACACCATCGTAGCACCCCGCCCTGGGCTGGTGGAGGCGCTGAAGCGGCAGCTGGAGAAAGAGCAGGTCAAGGGACAGCTTATCCACCTCTGCTTCGTCTGTGACCCGTACCCCACTGGATACGACACTTCCGCCACTAGGGCCGTCATCAAAGTCATCAAAGAGAGCGGGAACCATGTTCAGATTCTCACAAAGGGTGATGGGAGCCGAGACTTTGACCTGCTGGACAAAAATGACTGGTACGGAATCACCTACGATGGCTCCGATATTGGCCTCTATGCCCCATCTGATCGGCTGATTGCCCTCTACTCTGCGAAACAATGCGGTATCAGCACATGGGTTTCCTGTGAGCCGGTGTTGAACCCTCATGGGGTTATAGAAATGCTTTCGGAATGTCACGATATTATCGACAAGGTAAAAATCGGGAAACTGAACTACCATCCGAGCAATATCGACTGGAAGCAGTTCGGGCAGGATGTGGAACAGCTCTGCCAGCGGCTTTGGCTTGACTACTACATCAAGGATTCGCTGCGAAAAGAAATGGAGGGATGAAAAATGTGCGAAATCAAATTGAAGCCCTGCCGTTTTGTGGGGGGGGGGTAAAGTTAGCCTTAACTTGCGGAAATTGCAAGTGGTACGAGCCGTTTTGCGGTGTCTGCTGCAACGGTGACAGCGAGCACCGGGCGGATTTTCGGTTGGAAGATGAGACGTGCGAGGAATGGGAGGAAAACGATGTGGAATAAGATTATTGATGATGAGAAGAGCGACGATCAGAAGAAAAAAGAACGGGAGGCTTATTGTCCGTTTCTTATGCCGGACGCGGGAAATCGTTTTTACAGTGGTTGTGTGAATGAGCGCTGCGCGTGGTATGTAGCAGATCGCGGAGAGTGTGCAGTCAAGGTTATTGCGACGAGATAGGAGGGAAACACCATGTACGATAGCTTTATTGAGATTTGGGAGGGTTAGGAATGGCTGAGTATATTGAGCGTGAAGCGGCGGAAGATGCAGTCGGAGAAGCGCACCTAAAGGGGCTTAATCCGCTTTGGGAGTTGCGCGACGTTCCTGCCGCCGACGTTGTGCCGGTGGTGCATGGGAGGTGGGAATACGATCTTCCGACTATCAACACTTATGGTCAATTAAGGTGCTCGATTTGTAATTGGTGGACACTTGACCCGTCTGTTGATCGTTCGTATAGCTATTGCCCGAATTGCGGGGCGAAGATGGGCGGAGGTACAGGCAATGCCTGAATACATTGCGAGAGAAGTATTACTTGCACAACTTAGAGCAATGGAATCATACAACGTCTCGCCTATGTACCGGCGCGGATATGACGATTGCGTTGCAACTGTTCTGAAAGCGCCTGCCGCCGACGTGGCCCCGGTGGTGCATGGGCGGTGGGGCACGGGACGGTTCAATCCAGAAACGGGAAACTATGAGGAGCAGTGCACCCGCTGCCGGAATTTCTCGAAAGAGTACGACAAGCCTTACTGCCCCAACTGCGGCGCAAAGATGGATAATGCGGAATCCGTGCAAGGACTGCATCTCTATTTCCACAAAGAGAATAAAACTTGCCAATCGAAGAAATGCGCTACTTATGGCGACGGAAAAGTATCTTGGATTGATAGATTGTTTTGTTCTCCGTGCAAAAATTGAGGAGAGGCGGACAATGGATTTAGCAAACAAGCATTTGGCGGCCGGGTTAATCTGTGAAAAGATGTTTGATCCGATTGAGACAACGTGCGATCTGTCACTTTTCTCTGCTGATGAGTGCCGTTTGATTGAGACAATCGTACAAAGCATTATGAAGAATATGGACGGAGGTGAAGGCAATGATTGAACTTAAATCTTGTCCTTTCTGTGGTGGAGAAGCGAGGTTGTTTGTAAATGACGGCGTAAGAGTGCTTTGTGCTAAATGTCACGCTTCTTCAAAAATTTTGGTGGACAGTGAATGTTACAAAACCAGTGCTGTTGAAAAAGTGATTGAAGCGTGGAACAGGAGGACAGAAAATGGCTGAGTATATTGAGCGTGATGCGGCGTTGGAAATCGTAAAGCGTACAAGCGGTGATTATGCAACAGCTTTTGCTGAGATACGCAAGATTCCTGCTGCCGACGTTGCGCCGGTGGTGCGGTGCAAGGATTGCAAGTACGCATATATCAATAGCTTTTCGGCTGCTTCGGGGGTTCTCTTTTGCTCTTCAAGTATGAAAGCGATGCAGCAAGACGATTTTTGCAGCTACGGCGAGAGAAAGGATGGAGATACAGACGATGAAGTTTAAGAAAGACGGGAAGGTGTACGACAATATCGACGCACTGCTGCGTGAAACCTGTTTTGCAGGAACTCACTACCACTGTGGAAGCTGCATGATTAGAGACAAGGCGCTCAAGGAGCAGGATAGTTGCTATGCCTATACAATCGAGCACCAAAGAGAAACGGCGCAATACTTTGGCTATGAGGTGATCGAGGACGACACGCCTGCTATTGCCGAGACAGTCGAGGAAAATAGTGAGGACGTGAAGCGCAAGCTGACCCGTGCGGACATCCTGCACGCGGCGGAGAAGTGCGTATGCGGACAGCGCGAGACGGAATACGGCACGCCGGAGGATAATTTTGAGACGATCGCAGAACTTTGGGAAACATACCTCAGGCGCGCGTGCGTGGATGAGGCGGGCGGTGTGTATATCGACGCGAACGACGTTGCCATGATGATGGCGCTGCTCAAGATTGCACGCATTGCAGCAGGCGGCGGAAAGGCTGACAGTTGGATTGATCTTGCAGGCTATGCGGCTTGCGGGGCGGAGTGCGAGGGGGTAACGGAATGAAGTACAGAAAGAAACCCGTGGAGATTGAGGCCGTCCGTTGGACGGGTAAGAACCGCGAAGGAATTGCGAATTTCTGTGGAAACAAAGCAATTTTTACTGCTCGCAAGCAGCGTGCAGATGGTGTGATTCTTAATTACGATTTGATGATAAGCACTCTTGAGGGCATGATGTACGCCACTATCGGCGACTACATCATCAAGGGTGTAAACGGCGAGTTTTACCCCTGCAAGCCGGATATTTTTGAAAAGACGTATGAGAGGGTAGAAGAATGAAAAAGTTATTTATTTCTCAGCCTATGAAGGACAAGACAGATGAGGAAATTCTCGCAGTCCGCGCAAAAGCTATCGAATCCGCAGAGCGTGAACTTGGTGAGCCGGTGGAAGTGATTGATTCGTTCTTCCGGAGCGCGCCACATGACGCGCGTCCGCTTTGGTATCTGGCTAAGTCACTGGAACTACTGTCTACGGCTGACGTCGCTTATTTCGCGAAGGACTGGGATAAGTACCGCGGATGCAGAATCGAGAACGAGTGCGCTATTGCATACGGCATTGATGTGATTGAGGATTACCACAATGACCATTGCTGAAATCGCCGCTCAGATGGGCGTTACGCCGGAAACACTGGTGCAGGAGGTTATTGCGCGGGAATCGGTCAAGTTTCAATGGCTTGTAATTTTGGGCGCACTGGCGATAGGTTTATCAATTTTTATCCTCTTGGCTTGTGTCATATGCAACAGCGAAGGGGTACCGGTGTTTGGTTTATACACTGCCTGCGGATTGATTTTTGTCGGTGTGATGTTGCTCACGAACGTGATCGGCTTGATTGCATGGAAAACCGCGCCGGAAACCACGGCGAACCGGTTCATTGTTGAACACTATGGAGGAACAGAAAAATGACACCAACTGTTGTATTTGATTTTGACGGCGTTATTCACAGTTATACTTCCGGTTGGAAGGGGAAAACGGTTATTCCCGACCCACCGGTGCAGGGAATCAGAGAGGCAATTAACGACATTCGGAAATTGTACCGAGTAGTTGTTGTATCGACCCGCTGCGATACACCAGACGGCATTATGGCCGTAAAGGAATATCTGGCCAAGCACGACATTGTTGTTGACGATGTGATGAAGGAAAAACCGCCTGCGATTGTGTATGTTGACGACCGAGCTATTTGTTTTGACGGGAATCCGCACGGATTACTCGATAAAATCACGGCATTTGAACCATGGACGGCAAAAGCGATGAGGAGAATGAAAAATGACGATTGATGGAGCGATTGAATGCGCGGAATTGATGTCGCGCAATATGGTACTGTTTGACTTTGATAACGACGAGGATAGATGCGAGTTCGGTATGATTTGCGCCGATGCTTTGCATCTAATGAAAACGCTTGGAGAAAAAACGAAACTGGGAAGTGAACCAAACGAGCCTGACCCCGATACAAACACATGGCAGGAGCGCATGAAGCGCGAGTACCACGAGACGAAGGAACGCTATGAAAAGCTGAATCGGCTACTTGTTAAGCACGCGGCGGGCACGCTTGATTTTACGCTGAAATGCCCTATCGAGCTGCTAAAAGCACAGCGTGAGCACATGTCTGACTATCTTTATACGTTGGAAATCCGTGCGGAGATTGAGGGAGTGAACCTGTATGATTGACCTGCACAAGCTGGACAAGTTCCGGCTGAAAGACAGAGAACGCGAGTTTTACGGCTGCACCGGCGACAGCGGAAACGGTGTTTTTAAGGTGTATGTTGGCGGCAAGTCGTTCCGGGTGATCGCAAGCAACGGCATGGGATGGGAGCACGTCAGCGTTTCGCCCGGCTCTGCACAGCGCAAGTGCTGCCCGACGTGGGACGAGATGTGCGCTATTAAGGATATGTTTTTCGGCGAGGACGAACGCGTTATGCAGTTCCACCCGCCTAAGTCGGAGTACATCAACAATTATCCGTACTGCCTGCACCTATGGAAACCGGTAGATACGGAGATTCCGCACCCACCGATGATTTGTGTTTGAAAGGAAGAAAATAATGAATGCAGTAAGTGAAGACGTAAAAATGCTGGTTGAAAAGGAACTGGAAAGCGCAAATGAGCGGTTTCCGCAGTTCCACTCAGAGCACGAGGGATGGGCAATCATTACGGAGGAAGCCGAGGAACTGCGGGAAGAATGCGACAGTATCGAAATGGCAATGGAGCAGCTCTGGCACCGTATCCGTGACGGTATCCCGACGGCGCAGCATGTGGCTCTCGTTGAACAGTACGCCGAAGCGGCGGCTTGCGAGGCAATTCAGGTGGCGGCGATGGCGAGAAAGTACCTTGATATGTTGGAGCGGATGGATGAGTGAAGCAGTACAGCGTGGAGATGCGGCAGTATCTGGACGAGATGCGGCGGTATGAAAATTGGAGATACGGAAATGGCGAAGAAAAAGAAAGTCAACCCATACCGAATACCGGCGACGCAGGGTGACATAGAAAAAGCCAAACGCGACGCAACGAACACGGCGGTTGCGTCTACATGGGCAATTATGTTTAGCGTTCTACGGGATAAAGAAGGGTACGACTATGACCGATTACGGCGGATATGGGACGAAACAAACTACCTCGCAGACAGCATCGCCCGAAAATACGTTAAAATCGACGATCTGATTGAAGAACTGCGGGAGAATGGAATAGCACTGGCATGAGAAAGAAAAGCGAATGCGTCGGATGCGCTTACTGGCGGGTACTTGGTACCAGTCGTGGGGGCGTGTCATTACATGGCGGACACGGGCAGGATGCGCGGCTGTGAGCCCGGTGCGGACTGTACACGCAGAGCGGCAAAGATACGACGACGCAGAAGATTTACACACAACCGAACCGAGGAGGTAGAGGCCAACGACTACTAAGGATTGGCTCAGGCGCGGCATTGATCTGGAAAAGAGCATTGCCGCTTTGGAGGAGGCACGAGTAAGGGCGTGGACGCGGGCGACAAGCGCAACGGCGACGATCAAGGACACGCCGGGCGGCGGCGGTGACGTGAGCGCAAACAAGGCGGATGCGTATCTTACCCTGTCCGAGAAGATACAGAAAGAACAAGAACGGCTTGCACTGATTAAGGCCGAGATTATTAGCACCACGGCTAAGGTGCAGGATGCTGCGCTGCGGGCGCTGCTGATCGAGCGCTATGTCAATGGGCGGTCGTGGAGAGAGACCGCCGAGAGAATGAATTACAACGAAGTGCACGTTCGCGGAAAAATGCACGCACGGGCGTTGCGGGCAGTAGAACATATACGCACAGGCTGTGCATAAAGCTGTGGAAAACGGACTACACAATGCTACAAAGAATGGTGGTATAATGATATCGTGATAAAAGCCCGAAAGGGCGGAATCACGGAGTTTCGTTCCTCCGCTTTCAGCCCGCCGAAAGGCGGGTACACGCCCGAAAGCCTGCGTGAGGGCTGACGGGTGACAAGCCTTTCTGTTTAACCCCAAACACCTACTTAAAGCGGTGGGGAGACCTGCCGCTGACCTGCTCCAAAGTCTGCATGAGGGCAGAGGAGCAAAACGCCTTTCGCGGAACGAAGGCATTGATTATCCTTTCTATACTTTCGGCGTGCCTTTTGCGCGGCACGCCGATATGCTCCGAAGCCTGCATGAGGGTGACGGAGTAATAACATTCACGCTAAAAAATTGAGAATGGAGTGCGGTGCCTGCGGGCGACAGGCACCGCAAACATGCCCGGATGGCTGCGCGAGGCCGGACGGGTAACGCATGGAATCTTTTTAGCCAAGGGCAACGTGGCGGACTTTGGCAAGCCTTGCATGGTGGACGACGTGCAAGGCAATCTGTTCCCGAAGCTGCATGAGGCGGAGGGAGCACAACGCCTCCAACGAGGACGATAATATTCTGACAGCTCGGAAAGACGAGCACTGTTTCCGAACAATGCTGGACTGCTGCAACAGTTCGGCAGAGTTTCGCGGGTGCTTGCAGGCACGCTGCAACCGGGGTCGCTCCCCGCTGTAACCTTACGAGGAAATCAGCCGGATTACAGACCGATAGCAACTGCGACACGACGGAGAGCAACGCCGAACAGCCCATAATGAGAGGGAGAGTGCTACTGGATAAGCACTCACACGGACTTAGTGAGCCGAGAGCAAAACACCAGTTTGCTAACAAAGTTACAAAGCCGATACGGCGCTTTCGGGCGGCTAAGTACACGCCGCGAAAGAGCACCAGCTGCTTATCTCTTGTAAGCATACCTAATCATCAGGACGGAAACACAAGTAAACTTGCGAAAGTGAGGTTATTACCTTTCTGGATTTCATACAACCGTTCTGGACAGCGGCGCAAGCCTCGGTAAAAGCCCGACGTACAGACGCGACGATAGCGCCCATACCTCCCTGTGGAGGTATACCGGTTTGCATAGTTGCTGAAAGCAGGTGCGAGTCCTGCAAAACCGAAACAGTCGTATAATGGGAAACCCCGCTCACCTTATGGCTTTGGTGAGCGGGGTTTGCTATGCTATTTAGAAAATACTCTGACGCGGGTGCGTGAGCCGGGCGGGAGAATGAGAGGGAGCGGTGAGGCTCCCATGCTTAACGCGTCCAGGTGGATGTAATGAAGATGATCTCGTCGTCGGTTACGTCCGCGGTGCTGTTGGTGCTGAATGTGATCTCAAGCGGCGTGTGACGCGGTGCGATGTAGTCATCTGTGATCCACTCGTGGCCGTCTTCGGTGACGATGGTAACAATAGGCGCGTCCTGCGTGCCGGTCGGGTAGTCGATGCGGTACACCTCGCCGGAGATGGTGCGGGTGGCCGGTACGATCTGCAGCAGGGCGGCGATAATGGCGATTAGCTTAGTCATGATGGTTTTCCTTTCTGCCCTCGTTCCTCCGGGGCGGGTGGTTGGTTAATAAGAACCTTTAGCACTTGGCAAGCAAGAGGCACTGTGCGTGGGAGAGGTCGAGTTCGTAAGCCTTGCCGCCCTCGTGCGTGAGGGTGACGGTTGCGGTGCTCGTGCGGCGCGTGCCGTTGATCTTGCGTGTGCCGGTGGCGGTTACGGTAAAGAGATCGCCGCGAGTGCCGCGGTAGGTGTCGCCGATGGCGAAAGTCTTGTTAATGATGGCCATTGTGATTACCTCCTTAAATGCGTACACCGAGTAACATGCAGGTGCGGCGAGCGTCACAGAATGTGATCCAGTTTTCTTTGCTCTGGTCTGCAAGGTAAGCGGCTTTGGCTGCCTTGTAGATGGTGAGCGCTGTGGTTTTCTTCTCGGTAAGGGTCTTAGTGTTTAACATGGTGTGTACCTCCATTTTGTTTTCGGTGGTTTGTGTTTTCCTTTGTTGTGATTACAGTATATATCATTGAGCAATGATACGCAATAGGTAAAGTAAACATAATTGAGCAATGATATTTAGTGGAATTGTATAATTGAGCAATGATAACGGCTGTGGTACACTATAACAGGGAGGTGATACCATGGCAGTTGACCCAAACGCACGAACACGGGCGAGTAATAAGTATAACGCGAAAGCATACGATCGGCTTAATATCGTAGTACCCAAAGGAGAACGCGAACGCATTAAGGAGTATGCAGCCAGCAAGGGCGAGAGCCTGAACAGCTACGTCTATAAGCTGATAACGGCAGACATGGACAAGTGACAACATATTGTAGGCAGACAAAAGCCGCTCCAAGTAACCGGGGCGGCTTTTTTGTGTCTATATATAGTAAGGGGTGAGAGTATGGACAAGCTGACCGCAAAACAGCGGGCATGGATTGATTATTACAAGCAAGGCAAGACAGCTACAGAGGCGGCACGGCTTGCCGGTTACAAGGGAGATAATCACCACACGATAGGCGCGCAAAACTTAGCAAAACTAAGCAAATACGTATCAGACCGCGACGAGCTGTTAGATCGTGCCCGTGTGGCGGATATGGCGGAGATTAACGCGTTTTGGAGCGATACCATGCGTAATGATAAGGCGGATATAAAAGACCGTCTGAAAGCGTCTGAGCTGCGCGCACGGAGCATTGGCGCGTTTATCGAGCGCCGGGAAATCGTAGGAGCGCAGACGATCACGGTTAAGCTGCTCGATGATGACGAAATGACAGATACAGAGTAAGGACTTGCAGCCGCGTAACAGCGGTGCAGGTCTGTTTTTTTACCCTGATATGCAGGATTGACTTTTCGGACTTGCAAAATCAAGGGTTTTCGATGGGCTGAGTGCCGGATTTCTCGGGGTAAATACCAGAGGGAGAGACGGACGGCGTTGCTTATTATGCAAAATACGCATTTTGTACAATTAGGAGGTGCGGCGGGTGCAAGTTAATATCCCCAAACGGGCGTTTAACGCGGCATATCTGCCGCTTCTCTCGGATGATGAGCACCGATATATTGTGTTATACGGCGGCGCTGGCTCTGGTAAGTCTGTATTTGCAGCACAACGGCTGGTTGTCCGCATGATGAGCAAGCCGCTGTGCAATGTGCTTGTGGTCCGCAAGGTTGGCGACACCAACCGCACGTCTACGTTTGCGCTGCTGCAGCAGGTTATTAACGGCTGGGGCTTGCATAGTCTGTTTGACGTTACCGACCTTAAGATTGTATGCAGGCTGACCGGCAACGCCTGTATTTTTAAGGGTTTGGATGACCCGGAGAAGATCAAGTCTGTTACCTTCCCGAAGGGCGAACTCACAGATATATGGATTGAGGAGGCAAGCGAGATTGCCGAGGCTGATTTCAACCAGCTTGACATACGTCTGCGAGGCAAGCGGATACACGGACAGATTACGCTTTCGTTTAACCCGATCAACGTGCTGCACTGGCTTAAAAAGCGGTTTTTTGACCGCAAGGACCCGCGGGCGGTAACGCTCAAGACCACTTACAAGGATAACGCATGGTTGGACGAGGACTACAAGCGGACGCTTGAGGGGTACAAGGACAGTGACCCTTACTATTACCAGGTGTATTGTCTGGGGCAGTGGGGCGTTATTGGCAAGACGATCTTTGACGCGGCCAAGGTCAACGGCAGACTTGCGGAGCTGCCGCCTCCGGAACGCAGAGGGTACTTTGCATACTCCACCACATACGACAGCATAGCCAATCAAGTACGGATTGATGATAAGTCTATCCGCTGGGTGGACGCTGAGGACGGATATATCACGATCTACCAAGACCGGCGGGACGGCGTGCCGTATGTGATCGGTGGGGATACGTCGGGCGAGGGCTCAGACTGGTTTGTGGGGCAAGTGCTCGACAACACCAACGGGCGGCAGGTGTGCACACTGCGGCATCAGTTTGATGAGGATGTATATGCGGCGCAGATGTATTGTCTGGGCATCTACTACAACAAGGCGCTGATTGCGATAGAGGCCAATTACAGCAGCTACCCGATCAAGGAGCTGCAACGGCTGCGTTATCCGCGGCAGTACGTCCGGCAGACCGAGGACAATTACACCCACAGACCCCGCGACAGCTACGGCTTCAAAACCACAAGCGTTACAAGGCCGGTTATTATCGCCGGACTGGTTGAGGTGGTGCGCGAGAGTGTGGAGCTGCTGAACGATGCGGACACGCTGGGCGAAATGCTTACCTTTGTCCGCAATGAGAAGGGCAGAGCAGAGGCGGAACAGGGCGCGCACGATGACTGCGTTATGGCGCTGGCGATTGCCTACTATGCACGCACACAGCAGAGCTACACCGAGGATAAGCCGAAGGGCAAGCGGGCGAAGTGGTCAGATGATATGTACGAAGATTACTACAACGCCGACAAGAGCGGTAAGGAGTACCTATTATCTAAATGGGGCAATCCGTTTTGAAAATGAGGTGATAAAATGCAAAATCCGTTTGATAAAACGGGGAAAAGCGACGAGGCGATTTTGAAGAAGTGGCAGGACAGGCTAAGCAAGGCGAGGAGCAAGTACCAGGACGAACTTAATCTGATGGTCGAGCGGGAAGAAATCTATCGGGGAACGCATAAGATCGACAAGGTGCACGGCAAGAACCAGAAAGCGCAAGATGCAGTAGTGGCGCGGAACGTGGTTGCGGAAATCATCGAGGCGGAAGTATCGAGCGACATTCCAACGCCCAAGGTTACGCCGAGACACGAGGAAGACGAACAGCTTGCGAAAACCATTGAGGACTATATCCGCAATGAGCTTGACCGGCTTCCCTTTGAGCGCTTGAACGATCAGGACGAGCGAACCACACCGACGCACGGCGGAGATTTGTTCCTTGTGGAATGGGACAACACCAAGCGGACGCACACGACGCGCGGCGCACTGAGTGTTACGCTGCTGCATCCCAAGCAGTTCATCCCACAGCCGGGCGTTTACAATATCCCGGAGATGGATTACTTCTTCATTCAGCTCGCACAGAGCAAGGAGTACATCAAAAAGAAGTACGGAAAGGACGTATCCGCCGAGGACGAGGAACAGCCGGACGCACGAGGCTTTGAGCAAAGCGTGGTAGATGATCTGGTAACCGAGAACATCGGATACTTCCACAACGCTGACGGCGGTATCGGGCGCGTGGCGTGGTGCAATGACGTACTGCTGGAGTACATGGATGACTATCAGGCGCGGCGCATTAAGACGTGCAGCAAGTGCGGCGCGGATATGCAGGGCGATACCTGCCCGTACTGCGGCAGTAAGAGCGGTGAACAGAAAACCGTCAAGGACTTCGCGCGGACGGATGAGAACGGTATTCCGATGACCAAGATGGTTGAACATATCAGCCTTGATGAGAAGGGCAACCCTACCGTTACACAGCGCGAGGAAAACGACATGATACCGTACTACAAGCCGGACGTGTATCCGGTGGTACTGCGGCGAAATGTATCTGTTGTCGGTAAGCTGTTAGGGTCCTCAGACGTGGACATGATACGGGATCAGCAGATGCTTGTAAACAAGCTCGACAGCGCAATTTCGCAAAAGCTGCTGGGCGGCGGCTCGGTTATCACACTGCCGCGAGGCAAGCAGATACGGCGCACGGACGAGAACTTCAAAATCCTTGAGATAGAGGATGCAAGCGAAAAGGCGATGCTCGATGTTCTGACCCTGCAGCCGGATATTTCCCGCGATATGGCGTTTGAGGACAGCACCTACACAGCAATGCGTAATCTGATTGGTATTACGGATTCGTTCCAGGGGCGCAAGGATACCACCGCAACCTCTGGTACGGCAAAGCAGTTTGCAGCGGCACAGACCGCCGGACGACTGGAAAGCCGAAAGGTGATGAAGAACGCCGCCTATGCGGAATTGTTCGAGGTTATGTTTAAGTTCCTGCTGGCGTACTCGGACGAGCCGCGACCGATGGTTTACAAGGACACCAACGGCACGCAGATGTACGGCACGTTTAACAAGATGGACTTTCTCAAGGTGGATGAGGCGGGCGAACCGTACTGGAACGATGAATTTCTGTTCAGCGTCGACCAGACCGCGCCGCTTGCGGGCAACCGCGAAAACCTCTGGCAGGAGGCGAGAATGAACCTCGAAAACGGCTGTTTTGGTGACCCGACCGATATGCAGAGCCTCTTGACGTTCTGGACGATCATGGAGGGGCTGCACTACCCGCTGGCAAGCGAAGTAAAACAGCAGCTTTCCGAACGGCTGGAACAGCAGCAGATGCAGCAGCAGATGATGGCACAGCGGCAGGCAATGATGAAGCAGAGCATGCCGACCGAGATTGCAGACCCGACGCAGGCGGTAAATCTGGATGATATGCCGAGTTATCAGGAGGGAGGCGGCAGTCTTGGTATGTCCAATCTGTAAGATTGACACGAAGACGGACACTGTAGACGGTAAGCTCGTGCTTATCTGCAAAAATCCGCAGTGCCCAAACTATAAGCAGATAGTAAAGGAGGTGAAATAGTATGGCAAAGTGTGCAACTCTGGCCGGCAAGGTGAAGAACTCCGGCAGCATGGAGGTCAAGGCGCTGTATCAGCAGACCAAGACCAAGAAGCCGACCGTTAAGACCGGCGGCGATCTGCGCTCCTCTAAGAGCGGCAAGTAAAAGGGAATAGCGGAACCGTCCGAAAGGGCGGTTTTTTTATGCCCAAAATCGCATGGAACAGCGTAAAAATCCGGAAAGGAACACCCAAATGGAAGAAATTATGGAAACCGAAGTGGAAAACACCGAGGCAGGCGTAAACGAGCAGGAAACCGCCGAAACTGCGTCCATCGGACCCGAGGAAACAGGCGAAAACGAGCAGCAGACCGCCGAAGCTGCACCCGAGGGAGTACAGAGTGCGGAAGATAACGCACGATTTGCCGCTGCAAGACGCAGAGCGGAAGCGCAGTTTAATGAGCGCATTCAGCAGGAGCGTCAGGCGGCAAAGGATGAGGTCATTCGGCAGATGTACGAGGGTCAGCTTGACCCGTACACCAACAAGCCGATCACCTCTGAGGCTGATTTGCAGGCGTATCAGCAGGCATATCAGCGCGACCAGATGCAGCAGGCAGGGCTTGACCCGTCCATGATCGATCAGATGATCGCAAACAACCCCACTGTACGGCAGGCGCAGGAAGTGCTTGACCGTGTGCAGATGGAGGAGGGCGAACGGCAGATGAACGAGGCAATCAAGGAGATTTCCCACCTTGACCCGTCCATTACCGACGTTGCTGCACTGGCAAACCACCCGAACGCACCCGTTTTTAACGAGTACGTCAACAGAGGCTATTCGCTCGTTGATGCGTTCCGCCTTGCGAACTTTGACCAGCTGACCGGCAAGCGCGCAGCAGCGGCAAAGCAGCAGGCAATGAACAATGTCAACGGCAAGAGCCACCTGACCACCACAGCAGGCAATGCGGGCGGTGACGATATTGTAATCGACCCGCAGGAAATGCAGATGATGAAGCACGCATTTCCGAACCTTACCCACGCACAGCTTGTGGCTAAGTTCAAAAAATACAAGTAAAAGGAGATTTTTTCATGTTTAAGATCGCATATCGCCGTGTGGCTGATGTGTCCCCGTTCGTTTACCTTCCCGGCGCGGACGGCCTGACCCTCGGCATGGCGGCTACTCTGACTTCCGGCGCTCTGGCAAAGGGCACCGCTTCCGTCAAGCCGACTCACATTATCATGGGTCCCAAGCGCGAGGACGGCAATTACCCGGCTATCGAGGTAAACGACAACATCGTATTTGAGACTACCTCGACCGCAACCGTTGCACAGACCGTCGTCGGCTCGGCTGTCACTCTGGCAGCTGATGCGCTGACCGTTACCGCGACCACCACCAAGGGTGTGTTCAAGGTGCTTACCACCGACGGCGCTACCACCAACTCGACCGTTACCGGCGTGTTCGTTGATCCGGCAGCGGTTGCCGCCTAAAAAAGAGAGGAGACAAGATAATTTATGGCAGGCATTACTTTTTCTGAGGCTTCCGGCGTTGCCGATTCCTTCTTCGGCAAGTCGCAGGCACCCATCAAGGCGATCATTGCAGATCGTGTAGAGAGCTTTCAGGAGCAGAGCATGATCGACAAGGTATTCTATATGGATACCACCACCAACTACGCAGAGAAGTACACCTCGGCTACCGCGCTGGGTGATTTTCAGGACGTTGGCGAGAACGGCGCGTATCCGCTGACCTCTGTACAGGAGGGCTACTCCAAGATCATCGAGCCGACCACCTGGAAGAGCCGCTTTGAAGTCACCCGCGAACTCATCGAGGACAGCAAGTTCAATCTGGCTGAATCTCGTGCACGCAAGTTCGGCGCTTCGTACAACCGTACCCGAGAGAAGTACGCGGCAGACATGATCGCGGGCGGCATCGGCACTTCTATCACCTTTGGCGGCAAGAAGTACGATACCACCTCGGCGGACGGCGTTTCTCTGTTCTCCACCGCACACGGCTCGGCGACCAAGGGCTACAAGAACCAGTCCAACCGCTTTAAGTACACCGCCGGTACGGACAAGTATACCGAAATTCTGGATGCGGCACAGGAGCAGATGCAGGACATCCGCGACGATGACGGCAACCTGCTGAACATCAAGCCGGACACCATCATCATCCCGAATTCCGGCAAGCTCAAGCGTGCACTGTTCGCGGCGATCGGCTCTGAGCTTGACCCGAACACCAACAACAATGCGTTCAACTTCCAGATTGGCCTGTGGAACGTACTGGTATGGAACTATCTGCCGAAGACCATCGGCGGCAAGGAGTATTTCATGCTGCTCGACAGCGACTACAACAAGGATGCAATGTGTATGCCGTGGCTTGACCGCGTTTCGCTTACGGTTCGTTCCTCTGTGGACGAGAACACCGATGCGAACTACTGGTCCGGCCGTGCGCGTTTTGGTGCAGGCTTCAACGACTGGCGTGCAATCTCCATTGTGGGCGATTCTCTCGCAAACGCTTCCGAGCTGTAAGGACAAGCGGCGGGGGAAACCCCGCCTTTTCCTTTTTGAAAGGAGTGTTAGCTTATGACATGGGAGCAAATCCAGAAAGCAGCGCTGGACAAGATTTTCTCACGCCTGAACTACGGCACTGAGGTTTCGCTGACTTCACCTGATGTGGCGGATTATGTGCGGGCAATGCCGCACGCGGCATGGTTTGCAATGGTAGACCTTGCCGAGGTCATGCCGATCTACAAATCCGTTGAGGTGGAGCTGCCGGACGATGATGCAGAAGGCTATCGGCTGTTTCATATCAAGGAGCTTGCACCGGATTTCATGCGGTTCTGTCCGGACAGACTGACGATCATGGGCGAGAACAACACGTTTATGCGCGTGAACGACTATCAGTTTGACGGCATGGACACGCTGTTTGTTCCGGCGGAGTACGTCGGTACGCTTGTGATCTGGTACGAGGCATACCCGGAGAACATCGACGAGAGCACGCCGGGCGACACGACGTTTTCTCTGCCGGAGGAAGCGCAGCGGGCAATTCCGCTGTATATCGCGGCGGAGGTGTTCAAGGAAGATGATATTTCCATGGCGACGCAGTATCTGAACGAATACGAGAACGTAAAATCCATGCTGGCTTCCCGCCGTCAGCAGACCTCGAGCGGCGGCGCGTGGCGCTCGGTTACGGGGTGGGTGTAAATGGCAACATACAAGATTCCCGATTCCCCGAAAAAGTACAAGACCGAGTATTCCAAGTTCAAGGGCGTGGATTTGTCGAGCAACCCTACACAGGTTGACTCAACGCGCGGCGCTTCCGGCACGGTAAACCTGATTTCGGACAGCGGCGGCTTTCCCGAAAAGCGCAAGGGATGGCGCGTACTGCTGAATGTCGAAAAGCCGGTAAACGGTCTGTATCGCGGCATTATCAAGGGCAAGGAATACTTTCTTGTGCATGGCGGCACACGGCTGTACAAGTGGACGGAGAACACCTTGACAGAGCTGAAAAGCGGACTTACTAACAAGCAGGGCACGTCGTTTACGCTGAACGACAAAATGTATGTGCTGACGGGCGGCGAGTACCTTGTGTTCGACGGCGAGACCGCCAAGGATGCAACAGTGGATGCTTACGTTCCGACTACTACCATTGCTAACAAGCCGACGGGAGGCGGAACCAGCTTCGAAGACGTGAATTTGCTGTCAAACAAACGCAAGAACGAGTTCTGCGCGGACGGTTCGGCAACGACGTATCAGTTGGACACCACCGACATTGAAAGCATTGCAGAGGTTAAGGTAGATGACAAGGTGTGGGAGAGCAGCAAGTACACGCTGGACAAGACCAAGGGACAGGTGAAGTTTACGAGCGCACCGCCGAAACCGGCGATCACCGGCAAGGACAATGTGGTCATTACGTTTGTGAAGCCGGTGGAGGGCTACAAGGAGAAGATCACCAAGTGTACCATTGCCGCAATCTACGGCGGCAAGTCACAGGACAGGGTGTTCTTTGCGGGAAATCCTGATGCGCAGGACAAGGACTGGCGGTGTGAAAGCAACAACCCGCTGTACTTTCCCGATCTTTCCTATACCAAGGTGGGCGCGGACGGCGCGGCAATCATCGGGTACAGCGCGATTTCGGACAGTCAGGCCATCATCAAGGCAGACGACCGAAGCGAAACCACGATTTACTTTCGCGGCTACAACATCGACACGACCACAAGCAAGGTGCAGTTTCCGGTAAGACGCGCCGCCGCTGGTGCTGGTGCAGTGGCAAAACGGGCGTTTGCGTATCTGCCGGAGGAACCGGTATTCCTCAGTCGAACGGGCGTGTTTGCGCTGACGAGCAGCAACATCACGGCACTGCAGGTAGCGCGAAACCGCAGCTACTATGTAGACGCGGCACTGACGAAAGAGGAACACCTCGAAAACGCCTGCGCTGTGGTGTGGAACGGCTACTATGTGCTGGCGGTGAACGGTCACGCCTATGTTATGGACACCAACCAGAACGTGGCGTACAAGCCACAGTCCTACGGCGATTATGTATACGAGTGTTACTACTGGGACAACTTCCCGGCGGTGCGCATGATGGAGAGCCGAGGAAACCTGTATTTCGGCACAAGCGACGGCAAAATCTGCCGGCTGAACACGGATATTGACACCATGCAGGCGTATTCGGACGGCGGCACGATGGGCGAGGACGGCAAAATCACCGGCGGCGCGGCTATTGCGGCTGAGTGGCACACGAAAGCGGACGATGACGGCGACTTTATGACATACAAGACGATGGTAAAGCGCGGGTCGGGCGTGATGATGAAGCCGTATACCCGTTCGTCCTTGCAGGTATACGCGCGGACAGAAAGAGATTTCGGCAGGAAGATACGCGAGGGTATCGCGGATATTTTCAACTGGGAAGATATTGATTTCAGCCGATTTACCTTTAACACGAACGATGCGCCGCAGGTACTTCCGTTCAACAGCAAGGTGAAAAAGTACAAGACCTTGCAGCTGATTGCGAAGAATGAGGCACTGAACGAGGCGTTCGGTCTGTTCGGCATTATCAAGAGATACACCATCGGAACTATGGTGAGGTGAGTAAATGGCAATCGAAAAGATTTCAGACAGTACGATCAGCGCGAACGGCGTTATCTCTGCACCGGATACGCTGACCGGCACGGCGGCAGAGAATAAGGCGGTATTCGACAGACTGACAGGCAAGACGGCGATTCCGAAAGTCAACGAGGTTATCGACGAAGTAAACCGGCTGACCGGACAGGACGTTTTTACCGTCAAGGCACCGGACGGCTCGATCGTTTATATGCGGCTCAACAGCGACAAGGTTCTCGAAACGTCAACCGACGGCGTGAATTTCGAGGCGACCGGCTCGAGCGGTCATGTTGTGCTCGATGCGGACGGGCGTGCGCTGCCGCAGAGGAGCAGGATGCAGTTCGCAGAGGGCTCGGTAGAGGACGTGGACGGCGTAACGGTTGTTCATGGTATTGTCGGCCCGCAGGGTGAAAAAGGTGAAACCGGTGAACGCGGCCCGAAAGGTGAAACCGGCAATCTCGGCCCGGTAATCGTGCCGAGCGTGGACGAGAACGGCGTTATGTCGTTTACCGTGCAGGCTACGGCAATTGCGCCGCAGAGCGTTTCCGTTCGCGGTCCGCAAGGCCCTCAGGGTGTGCAGGGCGCACAGGGCGCACAAGGCGCAAGAGGCCCGCAAGGCATTCAGGGCGTGGCCGGTGCACAAGGCCCAAAAGGTGAACAGGGCGACATCGGCCCGGCAGGCCCTCAGGGCCCGAAAGGCGACACCGGCACACAAGGTCCTCAGGGCCCGCAGGGCAAGACCGGCGCAAACGGCAAGGACGGTAAGAGTCTGTTCGTGCAAGACGTTTACGCGACACTGGCGGCACTTCGCAAGGCAATCCCCAACGGCGACGAGTATATGTATCAGGTGAGCGCGAATCATGAGTGCTACATCTGGTCGGAAATCGCGCTCGACTGGGTATCCGTCGGCAAGCTGGAGGGCCCGACCGGCCCGCAAGGCCCTCAAGGCGCACAGGGTGTGCAGGGTGAGACTGGACCAGAGGGCAAACAGGGTAAGCAAGGCCCCCAAGGTATCCAAGGTGTGCAAGGCCCCCAAGGCGAGACCGGACCGGAGGGTCCGCAAGGCCCGGCTGGCGTTGCCGGTCAGAACGGCAAGAGCGCGTATACTTCGGCGGTAGAAGCGGGGTATTCCGGTGCGGAAACCACGTTTAACAAGGCGCTGAGTGAGGTACCTGAGCATATTGCAAGCAAGAGCAATCCGCATGGCGTAACGGCGCCACAGATCGGCGCTGAGTTAAAGGGTACGGCGGCGAGCGCGGTGGCAGCGCATAACACGAGCGCAAGCGCTCACAGTGCACTGTTTGCGGCAAAGCAGGATAAAATCAAGGGCAAGAAGGGAAAGTACCTCGGTTTTACGGCGAATGACACCGTGGGTGAGGTAGACGCGCCTGCATCCGGCGGCAGTCGGATTACGCTGACGTTTGCAAGCGATTTTGTCGGTCAGGTATGGACGCTCAAGGGCGGCAGCGAAACCTACACCGGCACGGTAGACAGCAGCAAGACGGCAACTGTAAGCGTGCTCGGCATTAACACTACCTACACGCTGTCGTGCGTGCTGGACGGCGTGACCTACACCGCCGAGGTGACGACCAAGGCGTATTACACGGCGCTTGCAGTAACGCTTGAGAAATTCCAGAGTACGATTACCGTAACCGTAGATAGTGGTTCAACGGTAACGGCTACGCTCGGCAGTACGGTATTGACCAAGACAAGCAATGGTACGGCTGTGTTTACCGTCGGTAAGGCGGGTACTTGGACAATTAAGGCTATCAAGGGTGATCAGACAGCAGAGGGCACGGTAAGCATTACCGCCAGCGGTCAGAGTAAGTCGCTGACGCTGAGTTATGCTAACGTGTTCGGTGTGATGTGGGATACGAGCAACAGCAGCACCGCATTGACGCGCTTAACTCCGAGCACCGACCCTTACGGATTGGTTACGCGGTCGGTGACGACTGAGCCAATTCCAGCTGTCGGAACTGGCTCTGGAAGCAGCTTGTTTGACAGCTTTATGCCATGGAGCGGCATGAAAGAGTGCAATCTGAACAATGCAGGCGCTGTGACAGCATGGAAAGGTGACAGCGGGTTCTCACGTTCTAATAACTTTACCATGGTGTTTATTCCGGAGTTCTATATTGCGGCGAAACGTAACGGCACAAAGCAGTATTTCTACGTTTCGGACAAGCCGAAAAGTGGATTTACAAAGCATCCTGGTTCAAATAAATATATCGGTAAGTATCACATGACCCGTGGAGGGTACAGCATCAGCGTCGGAGAGCCTGTTGTCTCTATAACTCGCGATACGGCAAGAAACAAAGCTAAAAGCATTGGACAAAAGTTCCATTTGTACGATTTCGCAACGTATTGTGCGATTATCTTTTTGTATATCGTCGAATTTGCGGATTGGAACTGTCAGAGTAAGATTGGACAAGGATGCACTAATAATTCCTCTTCAATCAATTCTGGCGGCACAGACAGCATGACCTATCACACGGGACGCGCGAGCGGCACAGACGGTAAAACCGCAGTGCAGTACCGTTGGATCGAAAACCTGTGGGGCAATGTATACCAGTTTATTGACGGCTTTAACGCCAATGGTACAACGGCGTATTACTGTACTGACCCAAGTGAGTACGCGGACAATACCTCGAGCGGCTACACCAATATTGGCACGCTTTCCGGCTCTGGTTGGATTAAGGATTTGACTGTTACCGACAATGGTTTACTGATTCCGAAAACGTCTGGTGGCTCGGGAACAACCTACGTCCCGGACTACGTTTATTCCTCGTCTGACTGGCGCGTGCTGTTTGTTGGTGGCAGTTGGAGCAATGGCTCGTATGCGGGTCTGTTGTGCTTCGATGCGAGCAACACCTCTTCGAATTCGGACTCGTACATCTCCGCGCGTCTCCTGTGCGAGGCGTAGCCTCGCAATCCCCTCCGGGGGTCCGGGGGTCGCAACCCCCGGCATGTTTCAAAGTGTAAACTTTAAGTGAATAAGGGACTGTCTGCGCGTCGCGGAGCACGTGCTGTATGTTGGTGGCAATTGGAGCAATGGCTCGAATGCAGGTCTGTTGTACTTCAATGCGAACAACACCTCTTCGAATTCGAACTCGAACATCTCCGCGCGTCTACTTAGCAACTCAATTATCATTGCGCAGGCTTTTCCTCACCCCTTGGTGAAAATCATGCCCAGAGGACGGGAGTTAGTAGGTTACTCGAATACTCTCGCAGGCAATAAGGATGTGATAACAATCCCGAAAAGAGTTGGATTCCTCTATGAAAAGATGCTCGACAGAGCATTTATAACAGAAACAATACGACTTGCCGCAAACGGCAAGAAGAAACGTCGCAGTGTCCGGCGTGTACTGGCGAACATTGACGCATACACTGAAAAGCTGCTCGTCATGCTGCGGACGGACAGTTTCATACCAACAAAACCGAAAATCAAGCGCGTGTACGACATTTCAAGCCGTAAATGGCGTGAAATTAAGGTTGTACCGTTTTACCCGGACGGCTGTGTGCATTGGCTTTGTGTCCGTGCAATGCAACCGGTGCTGATGCGTGGTATGCATTATTGGTCGTGCGCAAGTATTCCTGGGCGAGGTGGCGCTCGTGCTATGCGGCAGATTACCCGCGTTGTACAGCGCAAACCGAAAGACAGTAAGTATTGTGCGCAGATGGATGTACGTAAGTTTTACGACAGTATTCCATTGGACGGTATGCGGCGTGCACTGGAACGCAAAATCAAAGACAGGCGATTTATACGTCTGGTGACACGCATTATTGCTGACGGTTTAGCGATTGGCTACTATATCTGTCAGTGGCTTGCAAACTACTATCTGGAAACTCTTGACCGCACGTTGTGCGCGTGCAAGGGTGTTGTCTGCGAAGTGCGTTACATGGACAACGTGACAATCTTTGGACGCTCCAAAAGAGCACTGCACAAGGCTGTCAAGGCGGCAGAACAGCACCTTCAAACACTCGGGCTGACACTGAAAGGAGACTGGCAGGTGTACCCGATCAAGAAACGCAAGGTTGATGCGGTCGGGTATAAGTTTGGTCGCAATGCGGTCGTACTGCGCAAGCGCAGTCTGCTGCGGACACTGCGACAGCTTAGACGAGCGGCAAAGCGGGAGCGTGTGTCAGCAAAGATGGCACAAGCGCTGCTTAGTCGGCTTGGACGGCTGAAATGGTGTGCCAGCAAAACGATAATGGTTAAATATGTACGTCCAGTGGGCGTGCAAAATTTGAAAGGAGTGGTACGAATTGAGAGTGCACGGAGATGTCAAACCGCCTGAGGTTGCGGCAGGCAGTATGCCAAACAAGCCCGGTAGGGCATGGGTACGGCTGACACTGAATGCCAAGCAGGAAACGGACAAGGACGGTCACAACAGTTGGGTGTACGATGAGTACATTACTGAGGTGGAGGATACGCCCGGTCTGATGGACGAGGTAAAAGCCAACTATGATAATCTGCTGCGGGAAGCCAAGGCGAACGAGAAAAGTAAAGCTGACCTCGTGGCAGAAAATGAAGAACTGGCGGCGCAGAACGCAACGCTCAAGCAGCAGGTCGCGGCGCTGACCGATCAGCAGTCTTTTTATGAGGACTGTATTGCAGAAATGGCGCAAATAGTTTATGCGTAAGTTGTTGGCGGAAATCGCCTTAAAAATCTACATTTTATTATCAGAAGGAGAATTAGAAATGATGGCTATGTTATTTTCTCAACGTGTGATTCTTGGTAAGTGTGAGTTCGAGCAGGTACCGAAGAAGCTCAAAAAGCAGGTAGCGGGAATCCTGATCGACGAGTGCGGTATGCCCGAACTGGTACCGGCTGAGTTCGGCGGGACGGCAGCGTAACTCATACGCGCAAAGAGAAAGAAAAAGCGCAAAGGAGAATAAAATGAATAATGTAAACGAGTTCAAAGCCGCTGTTGCGGCGGGCATTGCGGTGCTTACCGCACTTTGGGGGTGGTTCGGCTGGCTGGTTGTGCTGTTTGTGGCAGCGATGGCGGCGGACTATCTGACCGGCACGGCGGCGGCAATGCAGAAAGGAAAATGGTCGAGTAAGGCGGCAAGGGACGGCATTTTTCACAAAGTCGGTTCCATCGTAGTGGTTGCAGTCGCAGGCGGCGCGGATTTGCTTATCGGTATGATTTGTGACCATCTGCCGGGCGTGACGCTTCCGTTTGAATATACGGTTCTGCTTTGCCCTCTGGTAGTAGTCTGGTACACGCTGACGGAACTCGGCTCTATCGTTGAGAACGCGGTTTCCCTCGGTGCGCCTGTCCCGGCGTGGCTGCAAAAGGCACTTTCCGCCGCAAAGGATGCAGTGGACAAAATCGGAGATGAGGAAAAATGAAAATCATTTTTAAGGGCTGTAACCCAAGCAACTACCGCAAGGGCAGAGAGTTTCCTGTGCACTGGATTGTTCTGCATTTCACCGCGAACAACGGCGATACGGCACAGAACAATGCGGATTACTTCGCGCGTGAGGGCGGTTTGAACGCAAGCGCACATTATTTCGTGGATACGGAAAGAATCGTGCAGAGCGTAAAGGACGGCGACACGGCATGGCATTGCGGCAAGGAACGCGGCGGCAGTTACTACAACGACTGCCGCAACGCTAATTCCATCGGCATTGAAATGTGCAGCGTTATCCGTAATGGCGTGTACGTTATCCCGGAAGAGACCATGAAGCGCGCCGCAAAGCTGACCCGTGAGCTGATGGCAAAGTACCATGTGCCGGTATCGCGCGTATGCCGCCACTATGACGTTACGCACAAAGACTGCCCCGAACCGTGGGTACGCAATCCCAAGCAGTGGGAAAACTTTAAGAAAATGCTTGCAGAGAAAGAGGTTGAGGACATGACGGAAGCACAAACCCGTGCAATCGCAAAACAGGAGATCAGCAAAGCGGAAAGCGCAAAGAAAGTATACAACAGTGTTGCTGAATGCCCAGCGTGGGCGAAAGACACCGTGCAGAAGCTGGTGAACAAGGGCTTTTTGCAGGGCGATGATAAGGGCAAGCTGGCACTGAGCACCGACCTGCTGCGCCTGCTGGTTATCAACGACAGAGCACATCTGTACGACTAAGAGAAAAAACGAGGGGAAAGATATGCGGTGACACCATAACAAGGGGATAACCGCATGAAATTAACGGAGTTTACAAGACCGGAGGTGGAATACCTCCGGCAGGAATGCAACTTTACAGACGAGGAACGCGCCGTGTTCGACATGAGGGCATCGGCGCGTTCTATCGTTGAGATCGGACTTACACTGCATATGAGCGAAAGCACCGTGTACCGCAAGCTAAACTGCATCAAACGTAAAATATTGCGAGTTTTATGACAGGTTCGGGACAGTGAAAAGCCTTATACTGAAAGTATAAGGAGTGAACGCCTATGAGTTACGAACAACGTCTTGAGTTGCTGGGCTACGACCCTGTTTGCGCTCGGCGCGTTGCAGAGGACTACCGCGAAGCAGGCAACACGGAGTATCTGGAAGAATATCTTGCATACAAAGAGGCTGCGCGCAAGTCCATCAGCGAACACGTTACGGAGGTGCTGGGCTAATGGCATATGGAGCACCTTACGGATACGGCGGTTATACGCCGCAGTATCAGCCACAGCAGTACCCACAGCAGCAGGTTCAGCAGCCTGTACAGTCGCCGCAGCACCTTGTTAGGCCTGTCGCAAGCGTGGAAGAAGCGCGTGCCGTACAGACCGATTTCACGGGCGCATTGACTATCATGCCAGATACGGCACACGGCGCAATCTACACCAAACAATTAAACCTGCAAACCGGCTGTGCGGACTTTGCTTTGTACCGCAGAGTGCAGGATCAGGATGCGCCAAAACCTGACTATGTAGCGAGGGGCGAGTTTGACGAGCTGAAAGCACGGTTCAATACCTTATGCGACCAGTTAGGAGGGCCGAAGCATGATGAATAACCCGATGATGCAGGTTTTGCAGCTGATGCGGAACGGCGGAAACCCTATGACGATGCTGAACCAGATGACGGGAAACAATCCGATGGTGAACCAGCTCATGCAGAGTATGCAGGGGAAAAGCCCGGATGCACTGCGGCAGATGGCGATGAACATTGCCAAAGAGCGGGGAATCGACCTCGACCAGTTTGCACAGCAGTTCGGCATGAAGATCAAGTAAATACGAAACTGTAAAAAAACAGACGATTTTTTACGGTTCCCTTTTCAGTTACGGAATCTTGAAGAAAAATCCGGCATGAATTTGTCATGTTCGGAATACGCGCGGTTCCGTTCAAATATATACTGAAAAGGAGATTTTCAAATGGATAACGATTTTGCAACCGGCTACGCTCTTGGCTCTGACAACAACGGCGGCGGCAATGACGGTATGTGGGGCGGCAATGGCTCGTGGATTTTTGCATTTCTGATTATTGCGCTGATCTTCGGCGGCAACGGCTGGGGCTGGGGCAACAACGGCGGCAACGGCGCAGGCTATCAGGGTGCAGTAACTCGTTCTGACCTGTGCAGTGAGTTCAATTTCAACAACCTTTCCCGTTCCGTTCTCGGCATTCAGGACGGATTGTGCAACGGCTTTTACAGCATGAACAACGGTATGCTGACCGGCTTCAACACGCTTGGCAGCGCAGTTTCTAACGGCTTCCACGGCGTGGACAATTCGGTTTGCCAGCTCGGCTATCAGAATGCCCAGCTTATCAACGGCGTAAACACCAACATGAACAACGGCTTTAACGGCGTGACCGCGGGCCTGACCGCACTCGGTACGCAGATGGCAAGCTGCTGCTGCGACACCCAGAGACAGGTAGAACGCGGTTTCTGCGACACCAATTACAACGCGGCAACCAACGCACGCGACATTATCCAGTCTACCCACAACGACACCGACCGTATCATTGCACGACTGGATGCAATGGAGAACACCCGCCAGCAGGAGAAGATCGCGGCGCTCCAGAACGAGAACCAGACCTTGAAGTTTGCCGCATCTCAGGAGGCGCAGAACAACTATCTGGTTCAGACACTCCGCCCGGCTCCGGTACCGGCGTTCCCGGTTCCGGCACCTTACCAGTTTTCCGGCTGCGGCTGCAACACCTGCGGCTGCTGAGATACGATATTCAGGAGGGGGAGCAATCCCCCTGCCTTTGACAGGAGGGAATAGTTATGGCTTGCAAGCCTGTACAAAAACTGTGTCCGAACCTGCGTATCTCACAGGCGGTCACTTACACAAGCGGTGTACTGACGGTGAACATTCCGGCGGGGGACTACCAGAACGGCTGCGTTTACGGAATCGTAATCGCGCAGAACATTCCGTCAACAACGATCATCGGCGCGCCGGTGGTAATCACCATCGGGGACGGAACGGTAACGTATCCGCTGCTGAAATGCAACGGCACTCAGGCGACAGTGTTTAATCTGGATACCCGTCACAAGTACCTGTGCCGGGTGGTCACTTCGGCAAACGGCGGCAGTTTCCGTATGCTCGGTAATTCCTGCTGCTCTCACTCTAACGCGCTGCGGTCCATCAACGGAACTGCACCGACAACGTAAGGGGGTGACGGCATGAAAAGAGGTACTATGATGCTGCTGATGCAGCGAAACCGCAGAAGCGACTTTACACCGGAGGAATGGAGAAACCGCAAGGCGTATCCGGAAAGCCGTGAGCATTACGGCGTGCGTTATGAAATGCCGCGTAACCGTTATATCGAGCCTTACGGTTATGATGAGCCGCAGAGCTACTACGACGAACGGTTCCACGGCGGCAGAGAACCGGTTATGCGCGGTTATACGCGCTATTCCAACGGCAGATTTGCCCCGCACAGCAGCGCGGAATATCCCGAGTATGACGAGATGCCGACATACCATGACGAGGGTATGCGCCCGATTGGGTTTCGTGATGAACCTATGCGTATGGGGGATACTTCGTATGTAGGGGACAAGACACGCGGCAGCGACAAACAGCTTGGCTATGCACGCGGCAGCGGCGCGAAGCTCAACCGTGAAATGGCGGAACGCTGGGTGCGCGGCATGAAGAACGCCGACGGCTCGACTGGCGCACACTGGACACTGGATCAGACCACGGAATTGATGCAGCGGCGCGGAATAAACTGCAATCCGGTGAAATTCTGGGTTGCGATGAACGCAGTGTACAGCGACCTCAGCGAGGTTGCAGAGCGCCACGGCGTAGGCAATGATGAATTTTACGCGGACATGGCAAAGTCGTTTTGGCTGTGTGACAAGGATGCAGTGGAAGACAAACTGGCGGCATACTACGAGAATGTTGTAAAACACAACTAAACACAAAAAGCAGGTGGAAACACCTGCTTTTATTTTACGAAAAGGAGAAAAGTATATGGCGAAAAGTGCGTGGGGCGCAATCGGAAAGGTACTGGGAACAGGCATTAAGAACACCATTGCGGCAAACACAAAGAAGAACAACACGAGCAGCTCTTCTTCGAGCTCGTCGAATCGAGGCAGCAGCAGTTCTTCCGGCGGCTCGTCAAACAACACGACGGGCAGCACAGCAAGCAGCGCAGCCGCTACGCCGGACTGGCTGAAACAGGCGCAGGCAAACTCGCAGGCGTGGCACACGGCAGATGCAGCAACGAAAAAAACGCTGCAGGAGAAGAACAAGGCATTGTACAGCAGTCACGGCTACACCTATGACGGCAAGACGGGCACATGGAGCGCACCGACTGCGGGCAGTAAATCGGCTGCGGCAGCCGGAAACCTGATCGGCGGACTGGCTAATATCGGCCTGAACGCTTACAATCAGCTCAAAAACCAGAACAACAATCACAGTTCAATTCCGAGTGCGGACTACAAGAATACCGACCTCGGCAACACGTTCTGGCAGTCGGTAAACGGCGGCTCGACCGACATTGACTATTTGCAGTCTATTGCGGATGCACGACAGAAAAAAGCACAGGCAAATGCTAATCTGAATCAGTATGTGGACGATCAGAACCAGCTTGCCATGCAGGCATATATCAATCAGCTGCGGCAGACTCAGAAATATGCAGATCAGTACAACCAGTATTACGAGGATGCGATCTCCAAGCAGCAGGATGCGTACACACAGGCGGCGGAACAGGCAGCGGCGCAGTACCGACAGCTGATGCCGACGATGAACCAGAGCTATGATGATGCAGCGCGGCAGGCATATATCAACTACCGAACCGCACAGCGCGATCTTCCCGAACAGCTTGCGGCGGCGGGCATTTCCGGTCAGGGTGCGGCGGAAAGCTCGATGGTTCAGCAGAACAACGCTTACAATGCGGCGTATAACCAGAACGAGCAGGCGCGTGCAAACGCCCTCGCCAATCTGGAAAATCAGGCGGCAAACGCCTACAATACGACGGCCAATCAGGGCTTGCAGAGCGTTGCAGAACTGATGGCGCAGCAGGCGAATGCACAGCAGAACATTCTTGCACAGCAGGAGCAGATGCGACAGAACGCAATTGGCAATCTGTTTAACTATAACAACGCGATGGGCTATTCCGGCGGCATGCCGACGCTCGACGCACAGCAGACGCTTGCGAACATTGCGTACAACAAGCGTGCACAGGATATGCAGCAGTCGCAGTATGACCAGTCGTTTAAGAACGATCAGCAGAATGCTATGCGTGATTACTACCTCAAACTCTGGGAGGGCATGGGCAATCGCGGCGCTACGGCGCAGATTGCGGCGGTTCTTGGCATCCCTGTTGGCTCGGTATACGGCGCAGGCACTTACAACGCAAATTATTACTAAACAGCATTGGGGCGGGAAACCGCCCCTCTCTGATTTTGGAGGCGCAACATGGCATTAAGCAATTCCCGCAAAAAGCAGCTTGAACAGGCGAAGAAGAACGCCAAGGAAAAAGCAAAACAGAAGCAGAACAAGGCACTGATTCAGCAGTACAACGCGACGCACAAGAACGCACCGAAGCAGACCGTCAGCGCAAAAACGAACAACCGCAGCACGCAGAAACAGGCAAGCACGCCGCGGCGGAACGCAAAAAACCCGCGCGCGGACAGCAATCACGGCATCCAGACGGCGCGGCACACAGCGTCCACGGCAAAGCAGGCAAGCACTTATCTGTCCGGTGGGAACAGCTCCCGAAGCCGCACTTCGCGTTATGCCGCATCTTCCGGCACGACACTGCCGAAGACAACGCGGCGAACCGGCACGGGCAAGACATGGAACGAGAAGGAAGAACGGCAGAAAGCGATTGATACGCTGAATGCCAACTCCATGGCGTGGCACAACACATCGGACGAAGCGGAAAAGACGCGCCTGCACGCGGCGAACAACCGCATTCGTCAGAAGTTCGGCATGACATACAATGGCGACAGCGGCGCGACGTATCTGCCAAAAGCCGGCGGTGGAAAGACCAATGTTTCCAAGCCGGTGGTTGAGACGGCGAGAAATGCAGCGTTTGGGCAGAACTATCAGACGCAGGGGCAGAGGCAGGCGCGGTATGACGAACTGAATAACGAGATTGACCGGATGCAGAAGCAGTATCCGTATCTGATCGCTATGGACATGAAAAACCGCAATGCAGGAGAAAAACTGGCTGCGGTGCCGTGGCTGATTTCTCACCCGAAACTGGCGGCTGCCGGTATCAACGGCGATGACCAGTACAACAAGATGAGCACGACGAACAAAAAACAGGCGGACGCGATGTATCAGCTGTACAAGCGGCTGAACGATGAGGCGGATGCGATCAGCAAGCGAAGTGCAGGAAAGGCGTGGGGCAGCGGCGTTGCGAATGCAGCACTCAATGCAGCCGGTGCAGTAGAAAACGGAGCGCGCTATGTTACCTCTGCGGCTGAAAACGCACTGAGCGGTGCGCTCAAACTTGCCGGTGCAAATGACGCGGGCAAGTTCTGGGAAGATGTTGCAAAGAACACGGCAAACACCAGCTTTGCGGATTCTGCAATGCAGAAGGTGAACGACTGGGCACAGCCTGTCGGTTCGGCAAAGAAAGCGCAGGAGCTTGCAGGCTCAGGCGCGCGCATGATTCCGGGTATTGCATTAAACGCGGCAACCGGCGGCGCAAGCAAGGTTTCTTCCCTGCTGAGCAAAGCACCGGTGGACGGCGCAAGTATGGCAATGGTTTTCGGTGATTCTGCGGCAAGCGGAGCACGCGAAGCGCTGCAGGACGGCGCAAGCCTGAACAGAGCACTTGCATACGGTGCGGGCAGCGGCTTAACCGAGGTCGGAACGGAGAAGATGTTCGGCGGTATCCCCGGGCTGAACGAGGGCGCAATCAACACCGGAGGCGGCGTGCTCGGTCGCGCACTTGATATTCTCGGTGAGGGCGTAGAGGAAGCGGCAAGCACGTTGGTAAATCCGTACCTCAAGCGTGCAACCTATGACAAGAACGCACAGAACGCAACGGCGCAGGAGCTTTGGGACAGTGCGAAGGGCGGCATTGCATTGGCAGGCGTTATGCAGGGCGCAAGCGGCCTTGCGGGACGAATGGCAAACCGGAGATACGGTACTGCACCGGCTGAGACAACCACCTCTATCCATGACGCAAACGCGGATATGCGGGCAGCTGATGCAATGTATGACCGTCTGCACCCGGAGACGGCGCAGGCGCTTCCGACGGCACAGCGGCTTGCACTGCCGGATGGCAACACGAGAACGGCGAACACGATGTATGCGGGTGAACAGGGCACGGCGTACAATCAGCGTGCGTTTAACCAGATCCGGACACCGGACGTAATGTATGTTGACAGAAACGGCGGTGTGTCCGGTGAAATGAATGCGTTCCCGAACGTGTTCTACGCTTCGGAAAACGGACAGGTGTCGGACAGACTGGCGCCGCGCATGTATCTGCCGGAGGGCAGACAGACGAAGACGCGGTTCAGTGACCGTGTGACCGGCACGGAGACAATTCCGCAGTATTCGGTTGATGAAGCGGGCAAACCGAACGGCGGACTTACCGGCAATGAAATGCAGTGGGCAAAACTGCTGCAGGACAGCGCAAACAAAACAGGCGTTTCGGTGCAGCAGTATGTAGATGAGATTGTCGGCGATACGTTCGACAGATACAATGAAGCGCTGCAGGCGGCGGAACAGTACGTCAAGGACTACAAACCGCAAGGCGTTTCGGTCATTCGGAACGAGGACGGCACAGGCGTTCGTGCAAGCAATAACGAACAGTGGTATTCGGATTTTTACAGCAAGAACGGCAGAAAGCCGAAGAAATCCGAGGCGGCGCAGATTGCGGCGGAAATGGTGAACCGCGATATCCGGAACGGCGGCGGCTCTTGGATTGGCGCTAACCTTGCAACCGATATCAAGACCGCACTGGAAATCCAGCGCGCAGGAAACACGCTGGGGAATGACGTGCTTTCGGCTGAGATTGTAGGCGGTAATCTGGTTATTCAGCGCGGCGAACGCGGATACACCAAGGATATTCGAGACACCAATGCGGCACGAAACGGTATTGTGTCTCCGGCACAGCAGGGAACACCGCAGACACCGCTAAATACAGGCACCGGACAGGGCGTGTCCGGTGCGGCGCAGACGCAGAGCGCACCGACGCTTGCAGACGTGCGGAAGGCGCAGAACGACATTATGCCGAAGTTGACCCGTGCGGGGGCTGAGGCGGCGCAGACGGGCGTTCAGACTGCACCGCCGGAAATTACACAGCCGATGCAGGAAAACGCGCAGGCGGCGGCACAGCAGGCGGACATTAACCCCAAGCTGACAAAAGCGGAAGTGAATGCGGAAAGCTCGGTGGGTGCGGCGGAAACCGGATTTGACACGTATTCCAAGATGGTGAATGACTACGGCGCGATTCCGGAGGGCATGAACCCAGCGCGCATGGTGGATGTACCGCAGAGTACGAACGGCACGGACAGGGTAAGCAATGTTGCAAGAACGATCATGGAAAGCGGCGTGACACCGGACAGCCTCATTCCGGCACTGGAAAACCATGTTGCAGAGGGTTTGTTTTCACATGATGTGAAGTCGCTGAAAAAAACACTCAGCGGTGCGACGAAAACCATTCAGAAGAAGGGATGGCAGGGCGCGTTTGACCAGTGGGAGGAAGTGACGGACGACCGCAGAGCCGTTACGGACGATGATATTGCACTCGGCCAGATGATGTACACGGCGGCGGTCGAAGCGGGCGACACGCAGACGGCAATGAAGCTCGCGGGTGATCTTGCGGTACAGGGTACGGCGCTCGGACGCGGTGTAAATGCGTTTAAGCTGCTCAAAAAGACCACGCCGGAAGGTCAGCTTTACTACTTGCAGAAGGCTGTACAGAAGATTCAACAGGAGTATCAGTCGCGGTTTGACAAGCAGGCGAACAAGGCGGCTAAGAAACAGGGCGTTCCGGCAGCGGAAGTCGCAGACCGGTACGGACTTAAACTGAATGAGGACTTAGCGAAAGAGTTTTTGCAGGCAGAGACCGATGAAGCGCGTGCAGAAATCACTGACAAGATTTACAATGACGTTGCGCAGCAGATTCCTAAGACGGCAGGCGACATGCTGAACGCATGGCGCTACTTTGCGATGCTGGGTAATCCGCGCACGCATATCCGCAACATTATGGGCAACGTAGCCTCTGCGGCGGCGCTCGATACCAGTCACAAGGTTTCGGCAGTCGGACAGAAGTTTTTGCCGCAGGAAAAGCGAACCCGTGCGCTGCATACGAGCAAGGCCGCGAAGCAGTTTGCCAAGGCGGACTATGCAAACGTCGAGGCGGAACTCAGCGGCAATGCCTACAAAACCGAAATGAGCGAAATCAAGCAGCGGCAGAAGCTGTTTCCGAAGCCGCTGCAAAAGGTGATGGACGTGAACACCTGGGCGCTTGACGCGGAAGATCAGGTTTTTAAGAAGAAATCCTACATTGACAGCATGGGTAACTTCCTGACGGCGCGCGGCTGGGACGTGAACAATCTGACGGAAGCGCAGCTGAACGAGGCGCGTCAGCACGCGATTCAGGACGCGAAGATCGCAACGTTTCAGGATGCGTCGGCGCTGGCAGACACGCTCAGCCGACTGGAAAAGAAGAACAAGGCAACAGAAGTTATTATCGGCTCGCTTGTGCCGTTCAAGCGCACGCCAATCAACGTTGCAAAGCGCTCGTTTGAGCTGTCGCCGGTCGGTCTGCTGAAAGCAATCACTTATGACGCGGTACAGGTCAAGAAGGGCAATATGGACGCAACGAAGATGATCGACCATATCGGACAGGGTCTCACCGGTTCGGGCGTTGCGGCGCTCGGCGCGTTCCTTGCAGCGCAAGGTTTGTTCTCTGCAGGCTCGAGCGACGACGACAAGGAAGCAAACTTTGATGCGGGCATGGGTCAGCAGGAGTATGCAATCAACATCGGTGGCAAGTCGTACACGATTGACTGGGCGTCTCCGGCTGTTGTGCCGCTTGCGATGGGCGGCGAGCTGTATGAAGCACTGCACCAGAAGTACGACGACGAGGAAACCGCGTTCAATCAGGCAATGGCAACGGTCAGCCGTATGTTCGACCCGATGCTCAACATGACGATGCTGTCCGGCATTGGCTCGACGGTTTCGAGCGCTGCATACAACAAGAGCAATCCGCTGTTTGGCATTGCAAGCAACGTTGCAACCAACTTTGGCGGTCAGTTCGTGCCAACGCTGTTCGGTCAGGTTGCGCGGACGGTGGACAACACGCGCAGAACCACCTATGCGGACAAGAACAGTCCTGTTCCGTCGAGCGTGCAGAAGTTCTTGCAGCGGCAGGCGAACAAAATTCCGGGACTGTCGCAGTATCAGCCTGCATATACGGATGTTTGGGGCAGAGAACAGAAGAACGGACCGGACAACGTGTTCGCACGCGCAGCGTACAACTTCTTCTCGCCAGGCTATTTGGCGGATGCAAAGGGCACACAGACCGAAAAGGCGCTCAAAGAGCTGTATCAGGCAACCGGCGACAACTCTGTTTTGCCGAGCAAGCCGCAGAAGTATTACAAGGCTGAGGACGGCACGAAGAAGTTCCTCACCGCGCAGGAATATTCCACACTGACAAGCCAGAGCGGTAAAATCTCGCTGGATGCAATCGACAAGCTGACAAAATCCGAGGCATACAAGCAAATGTCGAACGATGAGAGAATCGAAGCGGTTGCGGATATTTACAAGTATGCCAAGGCGATTGCGGCGAACAAGGTATACAAGAAGGAACTGGACGGCACAACGAAGATTGTAAGCGAAAGCGGCATTGAGCCGGGTTTGTACTACGCCTACAAGGAGATGGAGGACAGCCTGAACAACGATATGGAAGGCTGGGAAGCACGAGACCAGGTATTCAATGCGATCAAGGCTGACAGCTCACTTTCCGATCAGGAGAAGAACGGCCTGTATCACTCGCTGCTTATCAAGGGTACGTCGCAGAGCCAGTGGGATAAGTATACCGAAATCAGCGGCAAGGTGACGGCTGAGGAATATGTGGACGCGATGATTCAGAAGCAGGCGATCACCAAGGAAGGTGAGGATATCGAGAAGGGACGCGCTTCTTTGGAGGCTACGGAGTTTTCGTATTACCTCGATTCCAAGGGGTATACCGGTGAAAAGCGGCAGGCGCTTGAAGATACGTTCAAGTTCTATTCGATGGTTAAGGCTGACCCCGCAAACTATACGTTTGATATGATTCGCGAGAACGGCGGCACAAAGGAAAAAGCCGCTATCGGAGAAGTGGAAAGCGCCGGTATCAGCGCAGCGCAGTACGCACAGATTAAGTCTGCGGCAAGCGGTGTTACATATGAAAAGGGCAAATCCGGTGCGAAGCTGGCGGCAGTTGCAAAGGTTGTCAGCCAGAACACGGCGAACTACAATGAGTATGCGGCGGTTATGCATGCGCTCGGCTACAAAAAGATCGACGGACATTACAGCAGCGGCGGCAAACTGCCGGAAGAAAGCGGTTTGAACACCGGTATCAATGTAAACCGTTCATCGGCTTCGCAGAAAACCAGCAGCGCGGGATTTGTTAATCCGACTACGGCAAGCAACTCTGTTGTAACCAGCGGATACGGCGGCAGAAACGCGGTCAAGACCTCGAAAGGCTACAGCAGCACCAATCATGACGGTATTGATATTGGCGGCACAGGCGGCAATCTGAACGGTCAGGCGGCGGACAGTATCGGCGGCGGTAAGGTTACTGAGGTTGGCTACGACGAGAACGGCTACGGCAACTATGTTGTGGTAGACCACGGCGACGGCTATACCTCGCTGTACGGTCACTTGCAGAAGGCTACGGTTAAGCAGGGAGACACGGTAAGCGCAGGTCAGCAGGTCGGCGTGATCGGCTCCACCGGCAGCAGCTCCGCTCCGCACCTACACCTGAGAGTGCATAAGAACGGACAGAGCATTGACCCGAGAACGGTTATTCCGGGGTATGGCGGATAAGAGAAGGGAGGGCGCGAAGCCCTCCCTTTTTTCTCTTTTGTGTGTCACTTGATGTGTCACCTGTGATTTTTAATGCATAAATCGTTAGATATAGCTGAGGTTTTTAAGAATTACATATTGAAGCAACTGCAATATGCTATAACTTTACCCTTGCATATAAAATCAAATAAAAATCCTCGTCAAACTCTGAATTTGGCGAGGAATTTCTGTTTTTACGAATTTATTAAAGGTATAAAACGAAACGGGGGATTGCGACGATTACATTATAAATGGGTTTGAAAGGGGTTTTGCGTGGTGTTGGGTGTGTCACTTGATGTGTCACCTAATAGACGCGATTTTCCCGCTATCGCGCGCTTGCTGAAATTCCGCAATACGATCGGCGGCAGACGCAAATGCCTCGTCGGAGAGGTGCGTATAAATTCGCGCGGTCATAGCGATGCTCTTGTGTCCCATGAGTTCTTTTGCTACATTGATAGGTACGCCTGCGGTTTGCAAATCGGTTGCAAAAGTGTGACGCATACAGTATGGAGTGAGGTCTTCGGCTACTTTAGATGTCTCTGGTATAATAGTTTTGCGGAAAGTCTTTGCACCCATGTCAATATCAAGAGCACGCTTAAAAGTCTGCCACATGTGATACATGGAAGATATGCTATATGGAGCGCCAGTTATCGGCTGAGTAAAGATATATCCTGTGCCTCCGGTGAGATACGGACGCAATGCAGGATTGATAGGGACGGAACGATCGCCGTAGTCGGTCTTTGCTGAATGCAGGATTATTCTGTTTTCGCTCAAACGCACATCTTCCCATTTGGCTTTGCGAGTTTCAACCGGACGCGCACCAGTGTAAAGCATAAACAAAACCCAAAAACCGGCGCGATGTGTTTTGCAGACGTTGAGTATATGTTTCCGCTCATCTGCGGTAATGGCTCTGTGTGTACCTCTTTCTGCTGTTGGCATAGTGATTCCCTCGGAAGGGTCAAATGTGAGTATGCGCTCTATACGAGCCTGCTTAAACGCAGCTCTAATGAATGTGATTAGTTTGGTTGCGAGGGAAAAGGACTTTCCGGCAACCTCATTCATAATACGCTGCAAATGCGCTGACTTAACATCGCACAGCCGCATATTCCCGATGACCGGAGAGATATAATTTTTTTGCATGCCAACCATGTTTCGATATGTGCTATTTGCTACCGTGGTCTTTTTGTAGGTCTCCAGATAATCTGTAAACCACTTATCAACTGTGGTATTTTCGTTAATAATGTCGATACCCTGTTCAAGACGGCGCTTCTTCTCCTCCACCTTTCGCCACAAATCGCGTTGCGTCTTTGCACGGACATTGTAGCGCTTTCCCGCAAACGAGAATGATTCACGATAATATCCATCTTTGTTTTTATTCATGTTGAAAAACCTCCTATTTTGTCGTATAATAAGAGGGTAGATTCCGTTCCAAAGTTTCTACCCTCGTTTCCCGCTTCGGTGCTGTCAACGCCGGGGCGGGATTTTTATTGTGCACAGTTTGCACAGGGCGTATAGCCCTCTTCGCTTGCTTCTGCGATTGTTGTTTTGATTGCGTTTTCACCGGCGCAGGACTGCGACAGGTGGTAACGCTTTCCGGATGGTGTGATGTAGGCGGTGGGGCTATTAGCCTTGTCGATCTCTGCAACATAGTCGTATGCCGGAATATCGTCAGAATTGGGTTCCAGATCGTATTCGTAGCAAGCGTCGTTCCAGCCTTCTTCATACGCTTGCTGCGTCAGGTCCTCAACGGAGCTTTTCTCGTTTGACAGCTCATTGTATTCGGCTGTTTTGGAATCAAGCTGGGATTGCAAATCGGCTATTTGTGCATTCAGATCGTCAACAGTGGCAATCTGTGATTTTGCTTTCGACACGGTAGCTGCGTTTTGGTCTATCTGTTCGCATAGGGCGACATTGTTTCTGTATAGCTGATAGGAATATACAGATACGCCTATTACAGCGCACGCAAGTACCGCAGATATAGCAGTCTGCACGTTGGATTTGTTCATCTTGCACACTTCCTTTCTTTATGGTAAAATGTGTGTGCAAGGGAAGCCCTTGTATAAATGCCCGTTTGGTGGTTGCGTCACCGGCGGGCATTTTTTATTTGTCCGGGTTATGGGACAGTGGTTATGCTGGTCAATTTATTGCCCTTGATAATCGAACAAATGTTCTGTATAATTTAGGCGTAAATTGACGAACGGTTTTGATTGCATTTTCCTCAAAATGGTAATATGCTAAAACCAAAGAACGAAAGGCGGAAATTCAAATGGACAATATCGACAAGCTGTTAAACTACATCAATTCGTTTTCAAATCCCCGCCTCATCTTGGACACGCTATCCGCGATTGCTGAACCAGTCATCAATCACCGCGATAATGTGCATGAGGAATTGCAGGTCGGCATCCGAGATCGCGGCACTGCCGCTCTCAATGATGTGAAGTTTCTGCAAAACTTCAAGTAAATCTTCACGGGTTACTTGGTTGTTCTCCCTCGCTTCGGCTGCGGCCGGAGTGGGGGAGTTTTTGTTTTGATAGTAGGTTTCGAGATTTCCGTATATTATCTCTTGTGGGGGGACGTTGAAAATCTCTGCGATTTTGTTAATGTTCTTCAAGCGAGGTTCTTTTATTCCGGTTTCCCATGCGGAAATCGCTCGATCTGTAACCTCCATCATTTTTGCAAATTCGACCTGCGATATATTGTGGTGTTCACGCAGGGCTTTGATGTTTTGCGCTATTGTTGCATTGTCATTCATTTTATCACCCCCTCTTGTTTG